CAATAGCACCTGCACTATCAGCATTGTTGCCCCAAGCAGTAGCAAACGAATAAGCCCCTAGGCCGCAGGAGGAGCTGCTGCCCGCTTTGACAAATAGCGAGAACGTGCGATTAGTTCCGCTTCCAATGTTTTGATTTATTGAGGCAAAGGAACCACTTGTAACAGTGGCAACCTTGCCAGTTCCAACATTGTCAGGAGCTGTTCCGCCAGATGTTACGGCAATCTGTGCCTGTACTGACCAGCTCGTAACAAAGCTTTCGCTTTGCAAAATTAGGTTGGTTGTGCTTCTATTGATTGTTCCGCCACCGCCGCCGCCACCGCCAACCGTAACCAGTGTTGCAGAATAGAACGGAGCGGGCAGAATGCTGCGTTCAGCAACCCTGCACCGTAGTGATAGCTGCTGGTGCTTGTTCCTATCGTCTGCGATACTCATGATTTCGTAGTAGGTGATTGCCTCAGCATTGTTAATGCTGTCATACACCTCTACCAAATAGCCAGTCAATATCCCTTCGTAGTACGGTATGACGATATCGATAGTGTCTACCGCACCCTCTGAGTAGTTGACGATCTGGTCTTCCCGCACGTTAGTAGATGGCCGAACGTGCCCCACCAAATCAATAAGCGTGGCCTGCACTGGCACATCTGCTTGTCCGTTTGCCGTATTGAGAACGGTGCGCGAGCGTATGCGCATCCGTGTGCGATACATCCCAAACGGGATCACAGCAGCCCGCCCTTCCTCCATCGGGCCGCAAGCATCTTCCATTGGTCTAGGTTGGGTGGCTGAACATCGTCACCCCTGTAGCTGTACAGACTTCCAACCCGCATGAGCAAGCAGTGGCGGATTGATTGTGGAACGGTTGCACTGGTGTACAGCGTTCGATAGTGCAATGATCCAGGAAACTTGAGCGTTCCATCTTCTATCTGTGTGCGCGCGTCTATCGCTTGCCACAAATCTAGTTCTCTGAATTGCGCAGCCGTAAAATTGGTCTGCACCGAGTCAGAGCCAACAAAATGGGGCAGGTTTGGGCTTGTGTTCTTTACTGGCCAGAAATGAAAACGGAACAGCCCATCCGATGGACTTTCGTCATATCGGATGGACTGTTCCGTACCTTGGGAGTCCAGCAACATCTTGGTTACTGTCTCCCATTCCTCTTGCGCCACAGTACAGAGTGTTGCTATGTAGGCATCGTCCAGGGAATGGAAAACCCGTAGATGCGTTTTCGCTTCTGCTGTGGTCAGAATCGTTGCCACTGGTTACCTATCAGACAAGCAGCGTAACCATGGCTTCTGTGTCAAGAATCTTGCCCACGCAGCGAGTCTCAGACAGGAAACGCACCTGACCGTTTGCTGCGCTTGTGTACGGGTCAGCAATCATTGGCACAGAATCCAAACGCACAATTCGGTAGCCGCGTTCAACATTTCCAAAAATGCCCTGAGGATGGTTACCTTGAGAGCTTCCCACTGGCATTGCTGCTGAGAAATACACTGGGTAACCCATGAAGTTTACGCCTGCTCGGTTGCCTGGAACATCAGGCTGCCCGATGCCATCTCGGCCCAGTGATTGGCTATAGCCGTTGCCCATTGGGTAAACAGCACTACCGCTTTGGCTAACCGTGTTTGCCCAAATAGTTGGGTTCAACACCCAGCAGCTATTAGCAAGGTACTGCGGGCGAAGGCTGCTTGCGTAAACCGCCGTCACTGCATCGGCAATGGTGATCGTAGTAGCCGTACCAGTCAGGTTGCTAGTGTTGGTATTGCCTGATGTTGCACCTGAACCACCCCAATCCCACACAGACTGCGAAGCAAACGAGCTGTAGGTATTGAAGCCCGTAGTAAGACTCTGGTTGTTCGTGCCCTTAAAGAAGTTTTGTTCCCACTGGTGCCCGTGAAGCTCGGCGTGTTCGCGGATGGTTTCGCTAGCCACATCGTATGGCATATCACGCAATGCTTCGTTAGAAACAGTGGTGACCAAACCAAGCTTGGTTGGGGTGAAATCAACAGCGGTGCCGCCAATATCCTTATCAGCGTATGCACCTGCTTGAGCAGTCACAGAAGTTTCCAGTGCCATATACGCATTTTGACGGTAGAAACGCAGTGGTGCGCCAGTGCTAACGCTCGTTACGGTTGCCAAGCGGAACAGCACATTGTCTCGATCCATGCGCTGAATAAACGTTGGATCAGCCAGTGTGGTAGTACCACCAGCACTCGAAACAGTGGTAGCACGAAGCTCCAGTTTGCTTCCAGACTTGTAGCCACCCTCAAAGAATGCCCGCACTTCTGCGCGCGCATCGGTTGTGGCCAAGCCCATAACAGCCTGGGGGACAACACCGCCTGCATCGATGCGGTCACGAACCCCTGCCTTGCGGATTTCCCAGTCCATGCCTTCAAGCTCGGCAAGGCCGTTGTTCAACCGCTCTTCTGCGTTCTTATCGTTGCTGCCGTTTAGGATTAATTCCAGTTCGTCAGCCTTCTGCTTACGCTGTGCGTACAAATCAGACAGTTTTTGCTTCATTTTGGAGCCCTCCGCAGCCGTAACAGCGTTTGGTAACGCTGCTTTGTTGCAAATGGGAGAGAACGCGCACTAGCCCCAGCTGCGGGGTAGGCCGCACGTTCTACAAGTGAAATTTCTCGCAAATCACAATCGCGCAGAATGCGCTTGCCAGGTGTGGATTCGTCACACTCTCGCACAAAGAATCCGAAGCTCATTTGGCGCACTACACCTGCCCGCACAAGCGTTACAGCATCTCTCGCAAGCTGTGTATCTGGCAGATTGGCTTCAAACACTAGACCATCCTCATCATTTCGCAGGTTGAGTGTTCCGCTGAGAGTGCTTGCCAGGGGCATTTTTCCATCGTGCTGCCATAAGAAAGACACGTCAGGATTTTGCAGTGATCGGTCAAAGGCCCCATAGGCAATTTCCTCTACAAACTCTGCCCCCGCTGCGTTTCGCATTGGCAAGCTTGGGCTGTTGTATCTGGCTGCGTAGCCTGACAGTTTCAAGCCCTCTGCATCTTCGCTACGAATTAGGAAGTTTCGATATTCCATAGAGTGCCTCAAATTCCTGCGGGGGTGTCGCTTGGCGCAATGGGTTGCTCCCCGTTTGCCACATCCTCTGGCAAACCTAGCATTTCTCGCGCATCATTCACGGTTACTGCACCCGTTCGGCTTAGATCCTTGAGTGCGCTGGCCGTATCTCGCAGATTGCCGCGCATCAGTGCGTGATAGTCAAACGCAAAGCGAAGCCCCGATGGTAGAAGTTTGGTGCGCAGGCAATCGGCAAACTTGACGCACCAGGGCTGCACAGCTGTTTCTACATACTGTCGCATCATTTCAATCTGGCTTGTTAGTGCGCCAGAATCACCTTGGAACAGCATCTGTGGTGGAATGCTCAGGGCGCGCGCTACTTCCATAATGCTAAATCGCCTGTCATCGGTTAGGCTGCCAGAGCTGCCATCGGAAAGCTTTTCAACCTTCACACCTTCATCTAGCACCAGTGGCCTTGCGGCGCCTTCAGGCGAAACGTGTTTTCGGGTGTAGCTGTCGAGCAGATCCATCTTGGCTGCGTTTGACAGTGTGCCAGGATGCGTAATGCTGATTTTGCCCATTCTGCCCGCTGTGGCCAGTGAAAGTGCGCAGCGTTCCTGCACTACCGCCAGTGTGAGGGCTGGCGCACACTTAGACAGTGGACTATCGCACAGATACGGGTTATTTGTGTTGCCTGGGCCAGACATTAGCACCACAATTTCGTGTGGGTCAATTTCCCTACCGTCTAGCAGCCACTTTGGCTCTAGGAAGAAGCCAGACCAAACGGCTGTTACTCGGCCTGGCAGCAGTGGCCATACAGCGATTGGGTCACCGTTGGGAGTGCGCTGAATGAATGAATATGCACTACCGCGCAAAATGCTGGTGGCAACCATCCATGCTCGCCACTCGCGCCCGCTCATATAGGGGTTGGCTTCCCGCTCTAGCAGGTCTACTGCACTGTTACTGACTTGTGTTGGATCGTCTGCATCGTTTACCTGCACTCGCACGGTAAGACGCGCTACATCCTCACTAATCAGCTTCACTGCACGGACAACAGCAGTTAGTTTCTCGCGGCTAAGAATATCGTCTGGGAACGTGTCCCCGATTGCGCCAACAAACGTGCTAGTAGTAGCACTCTGGCCAAAGAAGCCAGCTAGACGGCCAAGCCATCCCTGTTGGATCGTCATAGCGCACAGTATAACAGAGAATCAGAACGCAACAACTACAATACGAGCGTTCCACCCTCGTAGTTGCTAACCATACTTACTTGGAATTGCTCGCACAGAAACGCAGCCATACAGCTTGCTATAACCGCATCTATGTTTGCTGGGCTGCGGCCCTTTACTGGCCGAGTGTTTCCCGCATTATCTGTAATTACTTTGGTGCTTTTCAGTGCTTCCCGCAGCACATCGTCTGGTTGGTGAAACACTCGCCTACCGCGCAACCCGTCTACCCACAGTGCCCACGCTGGGCCCATTGTGCGTATCCCTTGGTCTACCGTTTTCACTGAAATACCCCGTTTTTGCCAGTCAATCAGGGCAGATTGTTGGTGCGCCAGTGGATCCACCCCCACATGGCGTAGCTGATATTGGCCTTTCCAAGCTTGTAGCTGGCTTTCCACAAAGGCCAAATCGTGCGTTTCTGATGGCATTTGCCGCAGGGCACCACTAGCAATCCATGCCCGTAGTGGCTGTTGGGATAGCTTTTCGTCTGCTTCTATGTTGGTTCCTGCCCACCAATGCACTAACTGGTAGCAGAATCTAGTGTTCTTACTGTCCCAGACCGCCAAACAAGCACTGGTTAGATTTAGGTGCTTTCCGTAGCCACCTTTCGCCAGGTCAACCGCTGCCACCGCTACAGAACCCTTCAGGCTTGCCCAATCAATAGGGGTAGCCATCTGCCTATCCAAAATTGCAAGGTCTACCGAACCTGCTAGGCGGTCATTGTGCCTGCACAGCAGCTGCATATCGCATTCTGCTACCTGTTCTGGGTCATGAGTGCCCATCATGGCTGCCACCTGTGTGGCCATGCCCTTGGCCGTAACGGTTACCCCAAGGCTTGGTTGGGCCTTTATGTACGTGCTTTCGTCCGTGGCATCGTCCTCAGGATCCAAACCAAAGAACATTCCACGCCAACCGTCTGGACGTTCCGCCTGTGTAGCCCCCTTTACAGCCCCGTAGTGGGCTAGTAGGGCTGTCCAGTAGGGCCAGATGGGCTGTAGCTTCTGGTTAGCGTCAGGGGTTGTAATGGCAAGCAGCTGCGCTGCGGGGTCTTTGGCTAAGCCCGTCAGCACTCGGCTAAATGCACTGTCCATGCGCGCCACTTCGTCTGCGATTACCAGGCGGGCCGCCAAGCCGTCCATGGCTGTGGGGGTGCAGGGCAATGCCCGCATGGTCGATCCGTTTGCGCGGATCCAACCGCCTGTAGTTGATTGGGCCATACTATCAGAAGCTTCCGCCGTTGGGTCTAGGTGCCGCACCATTGTTCGGGTGCGGTCAAACACAATATGGGCTGCCGATAACTTGGGTGCAACCGCAAAGAATTGCTGCCTAGTGCCTTCTGTAAGCATGGCGTAGGTCAGTAGTGCGCCGGCTAACTCGGTCTTTCCTGCACCGCGAGCAACCACCACCAGTAATGATTTGCAATCAGGATCACACAGCAGCTGCGCTGCTACAAGCAATTGCCACGGCAATAGCTGGAGCGTCTGCCCCGCTCTCGATCCAGTTGTCTGCTCCAGTTTCTCAGCCCATGCGCCGAAGTTATCAACCTTGGATAGATCCCATCTATCAATCTCCGCCAGCGTTTCTTCCGCGTATCCGCGCACAAATTCATTCGCGGAAATGTTACGTTGCGTTACATCATGCAAATATTTTTTTACGATTGCAGACGGTTTTTCCATTGCACTCTTTCCAGTTTGGCCGCGCTAGTCCGATATTTCTCCCGATTGTGGAGCGTGTGTGCGGTGACGTTTGACCTACCCCCCTCTCGGGGGTTACCCTCATTTTTAGCCAAATAATCAAGGGTCAAATGGCATGGTTTACAGACCGAAATCAGGTTTCTGGGGTCAAAAATACTGCCACCTTTATGGATTGGAATTCGGTGGTGGACTTCCGCACTGAATGCTAGGTTGCAATGCTGACAGATCGGGAAGCGCGCCCGCATGGATTTGCTGATGCTGTGCCATTTGTCTCCGTGCCGCTGCATTAGCCTTACCTTCCTGCATTAAATGGAACAGTGTCCAAGCCTGCCATAAGGGTATTGTAAGTGCCCAGGCACCATTGTCCTCCCTGCTGAGTACGCCACAGAGTGTGCCATCGGAGCGCACTTTCCCCCAGTCATCAGTAAGAGGCTTACCAGCCTGCTTTAGAAACTTGTGAAACGCTAGGCTTTTCCTGCGTTTGACTTCAAACACCATACCGTCCCCCACCAGATCGGCTGCGTCTTTCACACCGTTCCTAGCGTTGCGTTCCACAGTCAAACAGGCACAGGCCCACAAATACCTGGCTGCATCTCTTTCCCCTTCAGCTCCCTTTCTACGTTGGTGCGCACCCATATCCACCTAACCATACCCTAACGGCTGTGGTTGGTAACAAGTTTTTTCAAATTTTTTATGGATTGCCCCTTTACTAACCCGAACAGGGTAGGTATCAAGGTGCCCTTAGGCGGTTCCTTGATACCTAACCCTGTGGGTTAAGTAGGGACAACCAATAACAAAGAAAGGAAAGAGGCATGGAAATCAGCGTGAACACAGTAGTAGGAGTAGCCGAAGCCAAGGTGGCTTACTGGCAGGGTGAAGTAGACCAAGCAGCATCAGTGCTGAGAACACAAGCACAGAAGTTCAACAGGCAGCACAGCTCCAGTGCGTTTGAACAAGCACTGCTTCTGTACAACCGTTGCTACCGAAACTTACTGGCTGCGCAAGCCACACTTGAGAACCTGCCCAAGAAGGGGGGTGCCAAGTGAAAGAAGCCAAACCAGAACCAGGTGAACCAGCCGCTGCAAAGGCGATACGAGAAAACCTAGTGGAGTATGCGGGAACGTACGGAATCTGGTGGATGCACGAGGCTGCTTTCCGAATGAAGCAGTTAGAGAAGAAGGTGATTGAATTGCACTGCCAATATGAAAAACTGAAAGCTGACGTAAATAGCAATCAACGCCAACTTATGGATGGTTTGGTACGGTTGAAAGTAGTTGGAAATCGAGAGGAAGCACTAAAAATGCTGAGAGATAGGGAAGGCCCATTTGGAGTCTTACTGTGGTGTGGGGAAAGTGAGGTGATCTAATGATGCACTGGATTATCTTTCTTGGCTGCGTATTGCTCAGCGTAGTGTTGGTCGGTGCAGTGCTGGACTACCAGGATGATGAAGAAATGGGGGTGAAGAAATGAAAATGCCCACCGAGTACAAGCGGGCACAAACACGGCTAGGTAAGTGTTTGGAAGTCTTGGACTGCCTAGAAGAATCGATGCAAACCGAGCTGTACGGCCTTACCCCCGATTGTCTGTTTGCCCTGGACGATGCTGTACAGCGAGTGCGGCGCAAGGCCGTAGCGTTGGCAGATTTGTACCGCCAGCACGTGATTGGCTTCCACTTGCAGCAGAAAGCAGGGGCAGACCAGAAGGCCGTGATTGAACGCTCCCCCGATTGGCGGTGTGATGCCATGAATGTGCCTGCTCAGTTTGCACTACGCCAACAGTGGAAGGTACGGGTTCGGAGTGAAGCCAAGGTGGTAGAAAAGCTCCTGCACTGGGCAGGGGGTGACCCACAAGCAGTGTTTCACAGCGGGGAAGCAGGGGCATTGCGGGC